GATCGCTTACGGTGCGCTCACGCCAGCCGGGAGTTTTTTTTCCTCGGCCCGCGCTTCGGTCATCGCCGCGTCGTGCGCCTGGATCGCCTCGAGGATCTCGCGCAGCGACTCCGGCGTCTGGTTGCGGAGCGCCGCGAACACGAACGGATACGAGGCGTCGCGGATCCGGATCGGCTTGTCATCGGCGTCGGTGATCGACCAGTCGATCAAGTAGCTGACCGCCTGGGCGATGCCGAGATGCTCGAGGTCGAGCTCTGGCCGCTCGCCCGATCGCATGGTCCCGGCTTTGATGACCTTCGCGTGCGCGTCGCGCTCTTCGCCGGCCGTCAGGTGCTTGCGGACGAGGAGCCAATCCCCGCCGCTAATCTCCAGCCGGATCTCTTCCTGCTTGCGATACCGCGATCCCATGTGTGCCTTTCGTTAAGACTTCGGAACGAGGCGCGCCGTCAGCCGGCCACCGGAGACGCTCACGCTATCGAGGGGTCGATACGTCGGGGCGCCGTCCGCGTACTGGATTTCGAGGACGAGCCCCGCTTGCGTGATCCGGAAGCCGTCCACGTCCTCGACGGTGGCCGAGATCCAGCCGCCGTCAATCGTCCACGGCCCGAGGACCGCCGCCCGCTGGTAGCCCAGCCGGACGACGGCCTTCACGCCGGAGAACGTGACCCGCTGAACGCCGACCGTCGCCATCGCCGTCTAGGCGACGCCCACGACCCAGGCCGTGCCGTTCCAGTGTGCCGACGACCCATCGCCGAGCCGCACGTACTGGCCCGTCGTCCACGCGCCAGATGGCGTCGCCGTGACGGCCGCGAGCCCCGCGAGGTTCGCGGGCGCCATTGCGCCCGCCGGCGTGAACGATCCCGGCGTGCTCGTCGCACTCGCGCCCGTGGCCGCGACCATCGACGACCGCGACCAGGCGCCGTTCGCCATGAACGTCCCATCGATCGTGACCGCCGAGGTGACGCCCCCTTTAATCGAGGCATCGACCCAGGCCGGGCCTTCCCACCCGACACTCGATCCAGTGGACGGATAGATCGCCAGGAAGCAGCCGGTCGGCGAGTCGGCGAGGTCAAAGAGGGTGTCGTCGAGGCGATCCCAGAACGCGGTGAAACTGCCGGACAAGTCCTTGAGTCCGACGACGTACCGCTTGTTGGTGTCGCCGAGACTCGTGGTCTCGACCTTGTCGGTCGCCATGTTCAGCGTGTACTCGCTGATATTGCCGATCGCGACGTAGGCGTCGCCGACGAGGAGCTTGGCGGCGATCACGCCTTCTTTGCCGTGGGTCCCTGGATTGTTGGTTGGTGCGGCTGGTGCGGGCATGGGGTCTCCTTGAAATCCTGACTGTCAACGCGTTACGTGGCCGAGCCTGTGACAGTCAGGCCGGCCCGCTGAACTAACTCGACGAGCGCCGCGGTCATAATCCGGCGCCGCAGCGGCGCGATCGGCGCAAAGATCTTTTTGGCCGGCATGGGGCCGGTGTTCTTCCCGTTCTTCCACTGGCGCTTCTTCCCGGCCGTGCCGCGCTCGTACAGCCAGGCGTGCCGCGCCCGACTCACGACGCGCGACGAGACACCACCGACCACGTCGCTCGTGGTCTCGACGCGCACGTGCGATCGCAGGTTGCCGGTCTTCACCGCGTACTGGCCGAGGACATCCACCGCCATCGCGTCGGCGGTCGCCTGGACAATCACGGCGGCCTCGCGCTGGAGATCCTCCGGCAGCCGCTTGAGATCGGCGCGGAGCTGCTCGAGGCCGGTGATCTTCAGGGTGACGCTCATCGCGGCGTCGTCCCGCGGCCCACGACCTCGACGGCCGTCAGTTGGATCTCGACATGGCGCTCATCGAGGTCGCTGACGCTCTGGACTTGCAGCGTCCGGCCCTCGAAGATCACTTGCGTTTCGAGGTTGATGCCGGGATGGTAGCGGCCGCGAATGAAGAACGCCGCGAGCCCGTCCATCGCCGCGGTGGACGACGGCATGACCTGGCAGTACCACGTCGGCGGATCGAGCGTCACCGCGGGATGCGCGAGCGTCACGAGATGCCGGTAGGATCCGATGCCCATCGCTACGCCAGCGCCGGATCGCGATACATCGCGAGCAGGTTCTGGAGCTCCTTCCAGATCACGGCGTCCTGGCGGTTCGTCTGGCCGGTGAAGTCATCGCCGCGATGTTCGTAGTAGTGGACGGTCAAGAGCAGGATGGCGTGCTTGACGGCCACGGGCGCGGACGCCGGCGTCCACGCCGCATCGGCCGCCGGCCCGAGGTACGCCAAGACCGCTTCCTGCGCGGTCGCCAACTTCTCGTCGATATCCGCATCGTGCGCGGCATCGGTGATCCGCAACTGGATCGCTTTGACTTCCGCCGTCGTCCAGAGCGGGCCGGCGAGCGTGACGCGCGAAAAGCTGAGCGTCACGGCTCGTTCTCCACCGGCGCCTCGACGGCCAAAGTCGGACTCACCGCCGGAATCGGAGCCGGGACGCTCAATTCCCGCATCGCGATCGACGCGAGCGGATAGTACTGCTGCTGCAGGTACGGCGTGTCGCCGCCGGGCACCGGGCCGAGACCGAAGTACTTGAGCCGCGCTTCATTCGGCGAGAGGACGCCCGCGTTGACCGCGTCGTGCGCGGCCTTCGTCTTCGTCGCCGTATCCATCCAGATGAGGTCATCGAGATCGAACTGGACGGCGAAGGGTGCCGGGAGCTCGAGGCCGCTCTTAAGCAGATCCTCGATCGCTTTGAGATGCGTCTGGAGACACTGCGAATGGTACTGGAGCGTGGACGCTTCGTTATTGGCGTACGGCGGCTGCTGGCTCGAATCGACCATCGAGATCGGGACGCCGAAACAGCCGGCGATCGTTTTCGCCGTCCAGCCCGCCTGTTCAATCCACTGCGACTCTTCCGCCGACGAGCCGACCGCCTCGTACTTCATGCCGTTGCCGACAATAGCGGTCTTGCCGGCGCCGAGCGCGTGCCACGTCTCGCTCAACCGCTGCGCCGTCTGCGGATCGATCTCGGTCGGCGCAATCAGCATCCCGGACGGCCGGCCGCCGCTCGAGAAGAACGACGTACTCGCTGCTTGCATCTCGAGTCCCTGGCGGGCCGCCCCGCCGCAGGCGTAGAGCGGCGAGAGCCCGACCAGCGGGTGATAGACGCAATTCCAGCGGTCGTGGATGATCTCGCGCGCCGGGACGACCGTCACCGCGCCGAGCCCCGCGAGCTCGTTGGTTTGGAGCTCGTAGTAGACGGCGCCATCGGGCGACACCAGCGGCTTCACCCGACACGGGTCGAGTACGTACAGCGACGTGACGACGCCGCGCTGGTCCCGATCTTTGAGGACGTACGTATTGCCCCACAGGAGCTTGCTAATCATCCAGACTTCGAGAAATTGCGCCATCGTCTGGTAGCGATTGGGTGTTCGGAGGACCGGCGAGAACGCCGGGCTCGACGTCGCCTCCCAGATGCCATTGGCATCGACGACGCCGAGCTCCGGCGGCAATTTCCCAATATCGGACGCAATCAGCGAGACGCAGCGAAAGACGACCGGGTTGGCGAGCACGCTCTCGAGGCGGACCTCGTCGTTCTTCTGCCAGGCGCCGGTGTACGACTCGCGCACCACGGGCCAGTAGCCGCCCGTGCCCGCCGCCGGCGGCCGCGGCCCCGGCGCGAAGACGGCCCGCACCCGATCGAGCAGCCCCACGCTATTCCTTCGACTTGCCCGTGGCGACGGTGACGCTGGTCCCCGTGGGCGATGGCCACGCGACCGCCGTCAGGTACTTGACCGAATTGGTCCCGACGCGCTTCCAGGTGATGTACCGCTCCGCCCGCAAGGCCACCGCGTTCATCTGGAACATCGAGGCGTAGACCGTGGTCGCATCGACGGGGCTCATCGGCGCCGAATCCATTTGCAACGAGGCTTCGGTCGAGGCGTCGATCGTCACGCCGCCGTCGTCCGCGAACAGAATGAGGTCCGGCTGCAAGGCGACGACGTTGGTCCCGAGCACGTTCGACGTGATGAACTGGAGCCCTTTGTACGTCCCGCCGTTAATCCCGATCCCCGGAAACTCCGGCGACCCGTCCGTGTTCGTGCGGAAGGACAAGGCGAGCGCATTCGCGGGCGACATCAGGAACGTGAGCCCATCGACCGGGATGCTGTTCGTGGCAAAGTGAGTAATCAGCGCGAGCACGTCCGCGAGCGGCGAGACCGTGCCGGCGGCCGTGGGCGCCCCGTTGGTGATCGAGGCCGGATTGACGCCGGTCACCGCCGCCACCGCCGGATTGATGAACTGGCCGTCGATGAACGCCGCGATCCCCTTGACCATGTCGTCGCGGACGAGCGCCTCGGCCGAGGGATTGGAGAACCGGACGAGCTCCTGCGACAACACGATGATCGCCGCGATCTTGTTGAACCCGAGCGTTTCGAGCCCGAACGCCAGCGAGGTCACGGGTTTCGGTTTCAATTCCCCGACCCAGTTGTACGTGCCGCCCGCCGACTGCGCGGGCACCTGGACATTGAACGGCACCTTCCTGAGCCCCTGGATCTTGCCGACGATCGTGGCCGCACGCAGGAGCGGCAGGAAGTCGGCGACGATCTCCGCATTGACGAGCGGCTTGGCCCAGGTCGTGTCCGTGGTCGTGCCCGCGGCGACGGCGGCCTTGAGCGCGAGCGAGACTTCCGGCGTTGAGTCGTGCCAGCGCTTTTCGGCGTAGACCGCCGGGTCGCAGCCTTCGAGCCGGCCCGCGAGCTTGGCGATTGCGAACCGCGCGAGCTTGATGCCGGGATCCACGTTCGACCGCACCGACACGTACGGCAGCCGCACCCCGGCGGGGGCGCCGACGACCGGCACCGCCATCGAGATATTCAGCCGCTCGTGCTCGCGAAAGCGGACGAGATCCTTGTCGATGCTCTTGACCTGTTCCAGCAGCCCGTCGTGCTCCGTCGCCTGCTCTGACTCGCCGAGCGTCCCGGCCTCATCGGCGGCGGTCTGCATGATCTCCGTCATCCGGGCCGCGAGCGCGGCGCGTTTGTTTTCGAGCGCGGTAATGTGTTCGGACGGAGGAGTTGGCTTCATAGTCGGCGCCCCCTTTGGACGCGCTGCGAGTGATTTGACGGAGAGGATCGTGGCGCCCAGGTTGGCCGGGATGGTCACCAGGCTCACTTCACAGATTTCAGATTTGAGGATCTTGCGGACGGCGCCGGCGTACTCGACCGCATCGCCGAGGATCCGGAACCCGATCGAGACGCCGGAGATCACGCCCGCCTTGATGCAGGCCCAGGCATCATCGACGCGCGCTTTCAAGGGACTCGGGTCGTCGAGCCCCGGCAAGACGGCGTCGAAGAGGATGCCGTCCCGCGTCGCCGTGAGCGTCACCGATCCGATCGGCTGCTTCGGGTCGTGATGAAAGAGCAGCGGGACGGGATTGCGAAAGACGACGCCGGCCGGGTCCACGCTATCGCCGTGGCGGTCGAGCTCCGGCGTGGACGCGATCCCCGAAAAACGCCGGGCCGGCGCATCGACCGACTTGATTTCGAGCAGGCTGTACGCGCGGTCCACGGCGAGTTATGGAAGCACCCGCCTCCATAACTCGCCTATAGATCAATACGAAAAATCGCTTAGGCGAAACTCCAGACTCGCGCCAATTGCGCGAGCCACAACAAGAGCCCAATCACCACGACCGCCCGAATCACGATCCGGAAGGGCTGCGGCATCGGGACGTACGTCTCGAGGAGGTAGACGAGCAGGCCCAAGATCCCGAGGACGACGACGACGCTAATCACCGTGGAAATCATCGGAACCCCCACAACTTTTCGGTGTGACAGATCGGGTCACACCTTCGCTTTCGGCTTGCACGCTTCCTCGACCACGCGCCGGAGCCAGGTGGCGAGCGGCACCCGCGCCCGCGCCGCTTCCTGCGCCGTCCGGTCATACGACTTCGGCGCTAAGCGGAAACTCACCGGGACCATCGAGTCCGCGCTCCGTGGCCGGCCCTTCGGCTTCATCCGACCACCAGCATCTGGTACGTCGGGGTGACGGCCGCGGTCGCGCGCAGATAGCCGCCGATCGCCATAATGAGCGCATCGATCGCGTCGATTTTGTTCGGGCTTTCCGGCGCGTCTTTCTTCGGCAAGATCGAATCGTCGATGCGCCGCGTCACCACGCAATTACTCGCTTGCCAGGCCAGACACATATTGCCGTCGTGACGAAACCGCCCATGCTTCACCCGCGTCTCGAGCTCGCGCGCCGGGAGCGTGAATGTCTTCCCGTTCTTCGGTTCCACCCGGGCCGGCAGGCCGTCGTTATAGAGCGCGCCGACGAGTTGCACGGATCCGTATTGGTCAAAGCAGATATCGCGGACCTGAAACCGCGTGACCCAGTCGCGAATGTCGGCCTCAATCCGCGCATAGTCGATCATCGTGCCCTCCGTGAGGACGAGCTCGCCGCGCGAGGCCCACTCCCGATACTGGGGGACGGCCCGCGCCCGCTCGAGCACGACGCCCGCCGGCAGATAACACCGCACAAACCCGACGAGCTGCTCGTCCCGCACGAAGACGAGCGCGGCCGCCGCCAAGTCATCAAGCTGCGCCAAGTCGCCGCCAATCCAACACGGCTGCCCCTCAAACGCCTCGAGCGTCAGCGTCGGATCGGCGCAGGCGTGCCACGCCGTCATCGAGAGCCACGACGATCCGGCGTTCGTCCACTGCGAGCAGCATTTGACCTTAAACTCGCCCTCGAGCCCAGGCGTCTGCTGGGCATCGAGACAATACCGCCGCATGTTGTCGAGGAGCGGCGTCACGCCGAGCATGGGATTGGCTTTCACCCAGACGCGCTCGTCGCGCCAGTCGTCACCCTCGTCGAGCGTGTAAATCAGCCCGAGTAGATGATCAGCGTCGATCACCCCTTCCAGGACTTTCGTCAACGTCTTGCGGAGCGCAAACCCGACCGAGAGTTGGTTGTAGCCGGCGGTGGTCGGACACAAGAGTAGCGGATTCCGGCGGGCGCCCTGGGCGCTCTTGAGGACGTCGTGTAGCTCGAAGTCTTGCGCGTGCGATTCATCGAGCACGATACACGACGGATTGAGCCCGTCTTGTGTGGAGGCTTTCGCGTTAATCGGCCGCATGGATCCCGTCGTTGTCTCGGTCCCGCGCGGGATGACGCAGATCGCATTCACAAACGACCGGAGCCCCTGACGCCGCAGCCACGAGGATCGCGTGATCATCTGCTGCGCAATCCCGAAGACGATCCGCGCCTGGCTCCCCGTCGTCGCGCCGCAGATAATCGACGGCCCAACCTCCCCTTCTTTGAGGAGGTGATAGAGCGCGATCCCCGCCATGAGCGTGGACTTCGCGCCCTTCCGCCCGAGCTCCCAGTACAGCGTCGTAAAGCGCCGGCGGGACGGGTCGGCCCGATGGCGCCAGCCGAAGAGCAGCGCGACGAGAAATATCTGGGCGGGCTCGAGCTGGATCGTCGGCGTCGCCCACGTCCCCTCGACATGGGGCAAGTGTTCGATAAACGCGCAGGCGGCGGCGGCCTGTGCCGGATCCCAGACGTAGGGACTCGTCGGATCCTTCGCCGCTTCGAGGTCACGTAAATGTCGCGCGCCGGCCAGTTGGACCCACTTACACGCCAGGACGCGCCCGGCGACCACGTCTTCGCCGTAGGCCAAAGCTAGGGCGGCATACGCCCTAGGTTGCACCTTGGTCCGATCGGCCTTCCTACGGGATCGTCGCGGCTTCTCAGTGGGATCTAGTTGGGATGCGCGCGTGGTCCCGCGGGCGTCTTTTTCAGTTTTCGGGAGTCGGGGGTGTCCCCGTGGCCGGGAGGTCAGTCCTTCCATAACTTTTCTAGTCGCGCCTTAAAAAGCCGCTGGCGTGGTTT